TTGAAATAGCAAATAATCATACAGAATATATATATGTTGATGATAATTTAATATATAAGGAACAGTTTAAAAAAGTTGATCTTAGTCGTGTAAAACCAATACTTATCATTGATCCACTTATTATTAATCATCCAGATGATGAAAAAAATGTTAAGTATGATAAAAATGCTGCGCCAAGAAAACAACATCATCACGTAAAGGGTTCAATGTTAGATGTTGTTAAACAAATAAGAGAACTATCAAACCAATTTAATATATATGATTTTATGATACATACTGATCAAGAAGATATTAATCAATTGTTACAATTAGTAAAAGATTTTAATAATATTGTAGTGCCTGAACAAAAACAAATTGTAATATCTGAACTAACCAAGGAAAATTTTAATAATATTGGAAGCAGTCCTAACAATATAAAAATATTTAATAACTACCTCAGTAAAAAAGAATGTGAAAATATTATAGGATTAATTAATAAAACAGAAATAAGCAATAATCGTCCTCTGCAACCCGACAATAATGGCAAGCCTACTCTGTCTTTATTGTATTACGACTCACTTAATTATTCAGAAAAATATATTCCTCAAATTCAGGGTATTATAGAAAAAGAATATAAAGTAAAATTAAAACCAAGAAATTCTCGTTTTGCTCAATGGGTGCATAATGATAGCCTATTGATACCAATAGATGACTTGGGGCATAAAGATGGAAATCACTTAGCAGGTTGGGTATATTTGAATGATGATTATGCTGGTGGAGAACTATCCTTTGTTCATCAAGGTGTATCATTTAAACCAAAGGCTGGTGATTTAGTCTTATTCCCTGGAAATATTCACTATTGGTACCATGTTGCCCCTGCAAATGGATCAAGGTATATTATGCCACTTTGGTTTGATTTTATTTAATGGTAAAATAATTATATGACTTATTTAACAAGGGATATTTTAGACTTTTATAGATTTGATAAAGAAAAAAACAAAGAATATTTGACAAAACATTTTTCAAACACTAATATTGTTGGACTGCACAATCCTAATTCCACAATAGTTTTTGACAGCATTAATGTTTTTGACAAGGCCAACGTTGTAACTGTTGATGATGACAATACATACGAAATTAATAAATATGGTTTTCGTGGAGAAATTTATGAAAATTCAGACGCAATAGCATCTGGTTGTTCTATAACTTTTGGACTTGGCGTTCCAGAGGAGGCAAGATGGACAAATATTTTAAGCAACCAAATTAATAAAAATATCATTAATTTAGGCGTTGAAGGAGCATCTGTAAAAAATGTTTGTACTAATATTATTAAATATTGCATGAATAATAAAATGCCAAAAGAAATTTTTTGTTTATTTCCAGATTTTTTTAGAAGCATGGTTGTAATAGACAAAGAGTTTTATAAATCAGGATTAAGTAAACGGTATTGGGATGAATCAGATAATTTAATACTAACTTTTTGCAATCCAAAAGTTAGCCAGTATAGTAAAGATCGTGTACATATGGAAATAAAAGATAAAAAAAATATAGAAGACTCTGTTTCTCCACATCAGTTAATATTAGATTCTATAAATTTTATTTATATTCTAGAATCATTTTGTTTAACAAATGGCATAAAATTATATTGGACAACATGGGATAATCCTAGTTTTAGAATTTTGAAAGAAATGTCCAAAATTAAAGATTTTAAATTAAAAAATTTTTCACAGTCTAATCCAGGTTATTCTCCTTCTGAATGTATTTTACACGAGAACTCTGAGTTTAACGATCATCCACAGTGGGAAAGAGGGTCTGATTACTCAATTATAAATAATAAAAAGACAAAAGATTATTCTCATCCAGGCATTCATTATCATAATCATATTGCAATTTTATTTGATAATTTACGTAAACAAAAAAATTATGATATGATAGGTATATGATGATTGATCGCCCAGACGAAATCTATTTAGCAAATGCCGCTAAATTAGGAAGTTCTGCAAAAAACGTATATGTTATAGATAATTTTTTACCTAATGAAGAGTATCAAACATTATCTAATTTTGTAAATAATTCTGATCAAATCCCTTGGATTAAAGAGCCTTGGACTACAGACAGAACTGCCCCAAATTCAATTCCGGAAGATTACGTTAAAATTATAAAAAAAATATATCCACTTGCTAGATTAAATTGTATGGATTATTATGATGTAAAAGTAAATGATTATCCAGAAATTAGAGACGTTCTTTTAAGAAGGTGGAGTCCTGGAAGTAAAATGAACCTTCATATAGACATACAGGCTCAAAAAAATCTACATATTATAGGTATGTATTACCTTAATGATGATTATGAAGGTGGAGAAATATTTTTTCCAGATTATAATTTAAAAATTAAACCAAAATCAAATAGTTTAATTATGTTTCCTGGTAACGAAAACTATGCTCACGGAGTACATGAAGTTACAAAAGGATTTAGGTATACTTACCAGATAAGTTTTGTTTTTAAAGGCTCTACATTTGTAGGAGAAACAAAAGATAATCTAGAAAAATATAAAAAGATCAATTATGATCCAAAGAATTTTATGAATTATGATCCAAAATCATTCTAAAAAAGATGAAATCTATTTAGCAAATGTTGCAAAAATAGGAAACTCTATAAATAACATACAATATACTGAAAATGTGTTATCTCAAGATGAGCATAAACAAATACTTGATTTTGTAAAAACCCGTGAATCTTGGACAATTCAACCTTGGGATAGTAAAGTTATTATATTTCATGAGATGCCTAAAGAAATTCTTAATTCATTAAATAAAGTTTTTACGCTTGCTTATGAAAAATCTAAAAATTTTTATGATATAAAAATTAATTTTTTTGAAGATTTGTCATTAAATTTGCTTAAATTTGAAAAAGATTTTTATTTAAAACAACATATAGATACTGAGTCAAGTGAATCAAATCATATTGCATCAGTATATTATATTAATGATGATTACACAGGTGGAGAAATTAATTTTCCAAATTATAAATTAAAGATTAAACCTAAACCAAATAGTTTAATTGTTTTTCCTGGAAATGAAAACTATTTGCACGAAGTAGTTGAAATTACAAGTGGAGACCGATATAGTTCATCTTTGTGGTTTCAGTATACTGGGTCTACTTTTAATAAGAAAAGCGAGTGGTATGATGATCCAATCTAATTTAGGAAACTCTATAAATAATATACAGGTTACAGAAAATGTTTTGTCTAAAGAAGAACACAAACAACTGCTTGATTATACAATAAGTGTTGATTCTTGGCAAACTCAACCTTGGGGAGTTAAGTTTCTTTTATCAAAAGAAATGCCAGAAGAAATTGTTGATTTGTTAGAAAAAATTTTTAGAACCGCTTATCAAAAATGTACAAATTTTTATAATGTAAAACTTTATGCTTTTGAAAAAGGAACAGTTCCTTTAATTAAATTTGAAAAAGGATATAAGATGCATGAGCATGCGGATACTGCAGGAGATTTTGCAGTAATATATTATATCAATGATGACTATGAAGGAGGAGAAATTAATTTTATGGATCATAATTTGAAGATTAAACCAAAGGCTAACAGTTTTATTACATTTCCTAGTAATGCAGACTATTGGCATGAAGTACTTGAAAATACTGTAAAAGAAAGATATTCTGCTACTCTCTGGTTTAAGTATGAGGGCTCTGATATGTCAAGGCCAGCATTAGGTTTAAATCGTAAGTGATTACAAATGAAATTAGCCATATGCTATAATTGAAGTATGATTGCCGTATACTCTGATATTATGAAAAGGCTTAATGGTGAAAAATGCCATTTCTGCAGCGAGGTTGCCCTATATAACGATATGGCTGGCTATAAACTTATCGGTGTATGCAAGAAACATTTAAACTATCACACAAGTTAGGACAATATGCCACTGCTTAAATTCTACAAACCAGCAATACTTCTTTCATGTATGCTGGTTGTAGCGTATGTTTTAATATATTTATTTTTATAAGTTAAGGCTTAGATCCAATTAATGCAATCTGTGCTTTTGCTATAGCCAATGCTGATCCTGTAAGTGGAG